TATTTGCGGGGAGCGAATCCTTCCCGGACAGAAGTACACCGAACTGGGGGAAGAAACCTACATTCACAGAAACTGCATGAAATATGTCAGATGGAGGGAGATGGATGACCAAGGAATATTTTAAGGAAATCAGAAAAGAACCAGAGGTGGCTCTCAACTACATCTTGAATTTCCTACAAATCTCATTGGAATCGGATGAGAAATATCCGCTCAACTGGAGATATCAAATCAATGCACTGTTAGACAACTTCAAGGAGGAATCTAATGAATAAATTCAGAACACTAAGAGCAGACGAAATCGACTGCCGTGTTTCTACAGTAAACGATTACGGTTGCTCGCTCCTGCTTTACAAGGATGCGCGGTGTGACCAGAACATCCTTGACGAGACGGTCGGACCGATGAACTGGCAGAGACATCACAGCCGGGAAAATGCTAACTGCATCGTCTCGATCTGGGACGAAGCGAAGAACCAGTGGATTGAGAAAGAAGACACCGGCACTGAGTCCTATACGGAGAAGGAAAAAGGACTCGCCTCTGACAGCTTCAAAAGGGCGTGCTTCAACTGGGGTATTGGCAGGGAATTGTACACAGCCCCGCATATCTGGGTAAAAGCCGGTGATGTAAGGCTTGAAGATGGCAACGGAGGCAAGAAAACCACAAAAGACCATTTTTCAGTCACAGAAATCGCATACGAAGGTGGCAACATCACCGCTCTTGAAATTCGGAACGACTCGCTCAAAAGGATCGTCTACACATACGGCAAGACATCCGGGCAAGTGCAGGATGACGCAATCACGCAGAATGTTGCGCGTCAGCAGATCGGGACGGATAAGATTGCGGCAATAACAGCGAGGGCTAACAGCATGGGGCTCCCTCTGGCGGCTATTACGAATCAGTACGGGCTGAACAGTATCGGTGAAATGACAGAGGAGATGTTTATTGACTGCGTACAAAGGCTGAATGCCGAGGAAAAGAAGAGAGGTAAAAAATGACCGGAAATGCGGCACAGATCGTGAGCTTTCTCATGACCGCTGACCGGGAGAAACTGTTCGACCTGAGGGAGCACCGGGAACGGCGTTCCCTCACCCAGAACGCTTACTACTGGAAGCTCCTCTCCCTCACGGCAGACAAGCTCCGAATGAGCAAGACAGAACTCCACAACAGGATGCTTCGGGAACATGGTCAGAAACAATACCTCGGCGGGAAGCTGGTGACGGTTATGATCCCGGACACCGAAGAAGCAGAACGGTCAGCTCTGAAGGCTGAGACCTATCACATCCAGCCGACAGCCCAGACGATTCAAGGGCAGGGCGGAACGAGGTACAGACAGTACCTACTCCTGAGAGGGTCATCGGACTACGACACAAGGGAGATGAGCGTGCTCCTCGATGGAATGATAAACGAAGCACAGCAACAAGGGATTGAGACTCTCACTCCCGCAGAACTGGAGAAGATTCGCGAATATGAACGAGAAGCAGAAAAAAGGCAAGTCCGCAAGGGATAAGGGCGCAAGGTACGAGCTAGAACTCGTGCACATCTTGAGGGATTTCTACGGGTATCCAGTGAGGCGCGGGTACGTGTTCCAACATGAGAGCGATGTTATAGGGCTTGATGGAATCCACTGCGAGGTGAAAGCGGTTGAGAGGCTAAACATACGGAAGGCATATAGACAGGCTGTGGAAGAGGCTTTAGAACGCGCTGACGGCGTGCCTGTGGTTTTCCATCACAAGAACAGGGAAGGATGGCTCGTCACGATGTCACTCGAGGATTGGATGGATTTTTATGGAGGATGGCATGACACAGAAAGAGATGGTGCTTCGGCACATGAAGGAGATGGGTTCGATCAGTAGCTTCGAGGCGTTCACCGAGTACGGGATCACGAGACTCGCGGCAAGAATCCACGACCTGAGGGAAGACGGTTACAACATCAAGTCAAGCGTGCACGATGCACGAAACAGATACGGAAAGAAAGTACGGTTCGAGAGGTACACCATCAATGAATGACAACGCATTCGTCTTTTATCTGGAATATGAGAGCCAGCTTTCGAGACTCAGCGATGAACAGCTTGGGAAATTGATCCGGGCGATTATCGAATACAAGAAGACGGGAGAACCGTGCGACAGCGGCGATATTGCAGTAGATCTTTCCTTTGATTTCATCAAGGTGGACATCGACAAACAGGCTGAGAACTATCGCAAAAAGGCTGATGCTGGTCGACTAGGTGGAAGCAAAAACAAGCAGAACGAAGCAAACGAAAGCAACGCGAAGCAGAACGAAGCAAACGAAAGCAAATCGAACCATAAAAAAGAAAAAGAAAAAGAAATAGAAAAAGATACAGAGAAAGAAAGCTTCCCTTTAGGTGAGCAAAAGAAAGACGCGCCACGCATGGTAAGACCTACGGTCGAAGAGGTGTCTGCCTATTGCCGAGAACGTGGGAACACTGTGGACGCTCAGCACTTCGTCGACTTCTATCAATCCAAAGGCTGGAAGGTGGGGACTCAGCCGATGAAGGACTGGCGAGCTTGCGTCAGGACATGGGAGCAGAGGGAGAAGAAGCCACGAGCCGGGAATCGGTTCTCGTCCGGGCTTATCGCCTCGGACTACTCCGGAATCAGGGAGGAAGACCTCATTGCAAACTAAAATTCCGGGTGATGAGCCATTTCGGTGCTTTCTCTGCCAGAGGTACGGGAAGATGCAAGTACACCACTGTCTGCACGGATCGCGAAGGAAAGCGGCTGACGCTTACGGGCTGACCATCCACATTTGCCCGATGTGCCACACACTACTGCACGACCACGGCACAAACGACTTATACCTCGAGCAACTGGCTCAAAACACTTTTGAACGTGAACACAGTCGCGAAGACTGGATGAAGATCTTCGGAAAATCGTATTTGTGAAGGAGGAGAACATGAACATTGCAATACTGACAGGGAGATTAACAGCAGACCCGGATGTGCGTTATGCACAGAACGGGATGGCGGTCGCCAGCTACACGCTTGCGGTCGATCGCCGGGGCGAGGGTGCGGACTTCATCCGGTGCAAAGCATTCGGGAAGCAAGGCGAGTTCGCGGAGAAGTACCTGAAGAAGGGGACAAAAATCAGCATCGAGGGACGAATCCAGACTGGATCATACAAGGACAGGGAAGGGCGTACCGTGTACACCACCGAGGTCATAGCGAACTCACATGAATTTTGCGAGGGCAGGAAGGCTCAGGAAGGCGGCTCACAGGACACGGACGATGAAACACCAACCAACGCCACGCAAGGCGGCTTCTCGGGGCTTATAGACGGCTTTGTCGGGGTGTCTGACGAACAGGAGGAGTTGCCGTTCAAATGAGGTATAGCGAATACGACCACATCGAGCGGGAGATCGCGAAGCGGAGGGCGACATCACAGCCGCCCCTCGCAAGGGTCAATCCGATATTTACACAAAAGCCATACTCAGCTTGCGGAGATCTCGGAGAGATCATGCGAAAGCGGAAACAAAAGCAGAAGAAGCGCGAGCTCGACCACAAGCAATACCTCAAGCGCAAGGCGAAAGACGGGTGGCAAGAGGAGCAACGCGAAAAGCGCATCCGCTGGAGAAACGAAAACCGGGACATATTACACGAGGAGCAGAAGAGATACAGAGAGAAGCACGCAGAGGAGCTCCGGGCAAAGCGTAAAGCATACTACGAGGCAAACAAAGAGCACATCAAGGCAAGGATCAAAGCAAACTACTACAAGCGAAAGGAGCAAAATGAGTCACGAAGAGATAATGAGCGACATGCAGAGTCCAAATGAAAATAATCGTCTGGATCTGGTCAGCGTGGTACGGTGCAAGGACTGCAAGGACTGGCATCCGTTTCCTGACAGATTGTTCGGATACTGCCGCCGGGAATATTGGGACGATGAAGGACAGTATCGGATTAAAGTCGAGACAAATCATGAGGACTATTGCAGTTATGGAGAAAGACGAAATGTATGACGAATCAGTGAAGGCACGAATATTCGACATCCTAATAGGGTGCGAGATTTCTACATATACTTCTTTCCATGCGCCAGACAGGGCGGTAGTTTCGATTAACAACATAGTAGCATTGCTCGGTGATGTTACTAAGTATGCGGCAAGACAAGCGCTGAAACGACTTAGGGAAGACGGACTCGTGGAATATACATCGCAAGGATGCCCTGCGGTCATAAGTTATGGCGAAGTGCCGGAACTTATCGCAGATGCTGCACCACCTATCAACGGATACTGTCTCACGAAAAAAGGATTTGAAACGCCAGAGTGGAAACAGGCATATAAAGATTGGTGCAAGTCAATGGAAGAGTGGGCTAACGGATGGGAGGATAGACGAGATGACAGTTAGATGCTATTGCGAGGATTGCAAGCACAACGAGGAAGGGTACTGCAATCTGGAGATAATTTACATCTCCAACGAAGAAATGACAGCGGCGGGATTGATCCCACAGTGTACGGACTATGAGGAGAGAACGAGATGAATAGGCAAAGAAAGGTTCTCGTTACTGTAACATACAACGAATTGGGAGTGATTGTTGATACAAAAACTGAGGAACTGGATTCATCCCTCCAGCCAGAACAAAGCGATACATCAGAGTTTTGGCGAAAACGTGCTGATTATTACCGTGATATGTGTTTGAATTTGGTCGGTGAAATGGGGAAAGGTGTAAAGATTGCATCCGTGAAAATAAGTGAAAACGGAATTGAGTTTATCAAGGAACAGCCATCCGCACAGCCAGTGGTAAGGACAGAAATGTCCTCAGCAAATGACACAATCAGCAGACAGTCGACGATTGATGCGCTTGATGCATTGTGCGACAGGGAGTGTGAATACTCCAAAAAGCAACGCAGTGTTATGTGTGGTGCATGTCGGCTTGGGAGTGCGTTTGATGTGATTGATGAGTTGCCGTCCGCACAGCCGGAAATCATCAGATGCAAGGACTGCAAAAATTCCGAACATTGGTACAGAGACAGGAGAAGATGCTTCTTGTGGTCAGAGGATGGAGTAAGCGTTTTTGACGATGGATTTTGCAATTATGCAGAGAGGAGACAGGATGAGTAAACGGTTAATCTATGAAGAGGATGCGATAGCTGCGGTGGCAAAAGGTCTAAAAGGCGTGTTTGTCGAGTATCAAGATGTTGCCGAAAAACTGTTGAAAAATGTGCCGTCCGCACAGCCGATAGATGTGCAAGAAGCATATTGCAGAGGCAAGATTGACGGAATCAAAGAATGTACGACAAGGCTCAAAAAAATGAACGATGAGGTTGCGAATGGACGACACAATCAGCAGACAAGCAGTCAAGCATCTTGACCTTTTCACAAAGGCATATTGCAGAGACAAAAGCGTTGAGGACGATTTGGTTTTTCGATGTGACCAATGCGAGTTTGAAATGCCAGATGGCAAGTGTTTGGTTAAGGCTATGGCTAAAAAGTTATGCCCAGACTACAGAGATTTTGGTTGTATGGGGGATTTATAATGGATGATTTAATCAGCAGACGAGATGCCAAGAGCAAACAGGTGTATTCTCACGAACGCCACGAATATGTCGTACCTGTCGCAGAACTTGATTGGTTGCCGCCCGCACAGCCAGAACAGATTGCGCGAGACATCGCAACCATCATCGAAAATGAGCGCGATATGCGAGTATTAAACGCGCCATCCGCACAGCCAGAAATCCCAGAAATCATACGATGCAAAGACTGTAAATATGCAGAGGTGGCAGACAAAGAGGACAGACAGGACGGATACACTTGTCAGTTCCACCGTGGGAGTATCTGGTTTAGTGGGAGTTATTGTTCTTGGGCAGAGAGAAGACAGGATGCGGATTCGAGTGGAAATATGAGTGGAACTCAAAAAGAACTCAAACGCAAGGAAACGCACTCGTGCGATTCTGAACGCACGGAAACGCACGATTCACGCCGCGAGTGGTACATGAAAGGATACCGTGACGCACAGCCGAGGTGGATATCGGTGGAAGAAGCGTTGCCGGAAGACGATAAACGGGTGCTGTGTCAAATGAAAGGCGGGGAATTAGTATTTGGCTTTCATCATGGCAAATACTGGGCGTATGGTCACAAACCTATTGCGTGGTTTCCGCTACCAGAACCGTACAAGGAGGGAACGGAATGACACACGTTGCGGCTTTCATATTGGGCGCATGGTTCGGGATGTTTGTGGCGGCGTTATGCGTCGCGGCGAGGGAGGAATATGGCGATAATTGACGGAACATGGTTGGTTTTCTTTGGGTTTTGCATCGGATTTCTGGCGGGTGCATTCGTGGGGAGGCTGAAATGATTTGCCCATACTGCGGAGGAAAGACAAAGGTGGTCGAGAGCCGGGAATCCGGAGCGGAGACCGTGAGGGAAAGATGGTGCGTGGAGTGCTTCAAAGGGTTCTACACTACGGAAGTGGTGAGCGACACAAAGAGCACGAGGCTGAAGATAAGCAGAGCGGTGAGGAGAATAAAGGATGAAATCCGTAGATCTGGACAAGTTGAGGCTGTTGAAGGAAATCCGAAAAGAGGCAAAGTATCTGGTGGAGATTGGGTACGGCGCGGTAAGGTTTGAGCGGTTTGCCGAGGAGAAGGAGGAGAAACGTGACGATATCGGAGGCGTATGAGTTCCTCGAAAGTATCAGAAGGACGGAGGCGGAGATCATTAAACTTCAGCTAAGACATGATGAGCTCCGGAGCTGTCTGCTCCCGGAGGGAATAAGGTACGACATCGACAGGGTACAGAGTTCACCTTCTGACCGAATGAGCGACATCGAAGCCCAGATCGTCGACATCGCTCGAGATATCCAGCGCATGAAGGAGGAGAAGGCAAAGCTCATCATCAAGGTTAATAACGCCATCAACAACCTGAGCGATGACAACGAGCAGATTGTGCTCCTCGCATACTATGTGGGGAGGCTACCAGTCAAGCGCATCATGGAGATAACGCACTATACAAGGACTGGCGTTTACTATGTCCGCAAACGCGCAGTCAAACATCTGGCAGAAATCTGTACAAATTGAACATCGACAATGTATTACAATGTATCTGGAGCATAAGGGACAGCCGAACATAGCTGTCCCTTTTACATTGCCATGAAAGAATATGCGGAAAGGTTTTATAAGTCCAAGGCGTGGCAGAGTTGTAGACTCGCATACGCGAAGAGCGTCGGCGGTCTCTGCGAGGAATGCCTCAGGCACGGGCGGTACAACGCAGGGGTTATAGTACATCACAAGGTACACATCTCTCCGAGCAACATAGAATGTCCTGAAGTCACAATGAACTTCGACAACCTCGAGCTGTTGTGCAGAGACTGTCACGCGCTCAAGCATTCGGGACGGAGATATCGCGTCGATGAGTGCGGACGGGTCTCCCCCATTGGCGTTTGAGCACTGTACCACAGGAGACCGGTGGGCGGACTTTTCTTTCGCATATCGCGAGAGATACCATGCGAAAGACCGCAAAGGACAAAGATAACTACATTTATGCGTACTACCAGAAACTTCGTGATGGAAGCATAGTGGCAGGGAAGTATGTCCACATGATATACGAGTATCTGGTGACCGGGTTGCAAGAAAAATGGTTCGCGTTCGACCTGAAGCGCGCGACGATGGCGATCGAATGGGTTGAGGGGCACTGTTTTCATACAGAAGGGGTGCTTGCTCCCGGTCCGCTGAAGCTGGAGCTGTGGCAGAAGGCTATGCTCTCCGCGATATTCGGCATCATTGACGCGAATGGCAACAGACAGTTTCGCGAGGTGGTGCTGGTGGTCGCCAGAAAGAACGGAAAGTCTCTTCTCGCGAGTGCGATCGGGGACTATATGTTCCGAGTTGATGGCGGCTATGGTGCGAGAGTGTTCTGCCTCGCGCCGAAGCTGGAACAGGCAGACATCATCTACAACAATATCTGGCAGATGATTCAGCTTGATCCGGAGTGGCAGGAGATGCGTGAGGTGCTCTCCGAGAAGGACGAGCACAACAAGAAGGTTCATGACGACTCAATGCTCGCGCGGCATCGTCAGACCGACCTCGCGATCCTCGGCACAAACTCCACTGTCAAGAAGATAGCGTTCTCCGCGAAGAAGTCGGACGGGTTCAACCCATCTCTGACAATCTGCGACGAGGTGGCGAGCTGGCAGGGCGAGCAAGGGCTTCGGCAGTACGAGGTAATGAAGAGCGCAATGGGCGCGCGACCTGAGGGGCTGATGCTCTCATGCACGACTTCTGGCTATATCAATGATTCCATCTATGACGAGTTGATAAAACGATCAACTCGTTTTTTGATGGGAGACTCAAAGGAGAAGAGACTCCTGCCTATTCTCTACATGATTGACGATGTGGAGAAATGGAACGACATCAACGAGCTAAGGAAGAGCAACCCGAATCTGGAAGCATCCGTGAGCGTCGACTATCTCCTCGAAGAGATCGCGGTCGCGGAGGGGTCGCTCTCGAAGAAAGCGGAGTTCCTGACTAAGTACTGCAACATCAAACAAAACTCCTCACAGGCATGGCTCACGACCTCCGTTGTCGAGGCGGCGTGCTCAGAGCCCATAGACCTTGAGGATTTCAGAGGGAGCTACTGCGTGGGAGGCATCGACCTCTCCCAGACGAGAGACCTCACCGCTTGCTGTGTCGTCATTGAGAAGGACGGCGTGCTCTATGTCAAGGAACAGTTCTTCCTCCCGGGCGAGCGCATAGATGAGGCGACAGAGCGCGATGGGATACCTTATCAGGCATACATCGAGCGCGGAATCCTGACACCGTCAGGGGACAACTACGTGGACTACCACGATTGCTATGACTGGTTCAGGGGCATGGTCGAGAAGTACGAGATCCTGCCCCTAAAGGTTGGATACGACAGATACTCCGCACAGTACCTCGTGCAGGATATGAGCGCGTATGGTTTCCATATGGACGATGTATATCAGGGAGAGAACCTATATCCCGTCATCCAAGAGATGCAGGGGCTATTGGAAAACAAACAGATAAAGATCGGAGACAACGATCTCCTAAAGATACACCTACTTAACTCCGCGATAAAGATGAGCAACGAGCGCGGTCGCGGGAAACTGATAAAGCTGTCGCCAAATGACCACATAGACGGGACAGCCGCTCTGCTGGATGCGCTCACAGTCCGACAAAAGTGGTATGGAGAGGTCGGAGAACAGCTCAAAAACAGAGGGTAACACGATGGGATTATTCGACATCATATTCGGGAACAGACCGAAGGTTAAGGAGAAGCAGACAGAGAGCTTCAAGATGCTTGACGGCTATGTTCCACGCTTCACTGACTGGAATGGTGAGCTATACGAAAACGAGCTGATTCGCTCCGCGATCCATGCAAGGGCGACGCACATCAGCAAGCTACGTGTCGAGACGAAGGGAGCGGCTCGCCCAGCACTACAGAACAAGATGAAGCATGGACCGAACCAGTTACAGACATGGAGTCAGTTCATGTATCGCCTCTCTACACTGCTGGACATCTACAACACGGCGTTCATTGTCCCGATATACGACGAGTACGGCGAGCCCTCTGGAGTGTTCACACCACTCCCGCACAAGTGCGAGGTGGTGCAATATGACGGCGTGCAGTATCTGCGGTATGAGTTCCACTGGCACGAACGCGCGGCGGTCGAACTCGACTACTGCGGCATCATGACCAAATTCCAACATAAGAGCGATTTCTTCGGGGAAACCAATCACGCGCTGTTTCCAACGATGGATTTGATCCACATCCAGAATCAGGGCATTGAGGAGGGCGTAAAGAGCGCGGCAAGCTACAGATTCATGGCGAAGGTGAACAACTTCACTCGGGACGACGACCTCGCCAACGAGCGGAAGAGGTTCACGGAGCAGAACTTCTCGAAAGAGGCGGCTGGCGGCGGGCTTCTGCTGTTCCCCAACACCTATAACGACATCAGACAGATAGATGTCAAGCCGTGGGTGATTGACGCAGACCAGATGTCACAGATCAGAGCCAACGTGTTCGAGTACTTTGGGGTCAACGAGGATGTGCTCACCAACAAAGCGTATGGCGATGCATGGAGCGCATTCTATGAGGGTGCGATCGAACCGTTCGCGGTACAGTTTTCCGAGGTTATGACCAAGATGCTTTTCACCTTGAGGGAACAGTCTCAGGGCAACCTCGTCATGGCGACAGCGAACCGCCTCCAGTACATGAGCAACGCCGACAAGCTCAATGTGTCGGCACAGTTGCTCGACAGAGGAATCATGAGCATCAACGATGTCAGGGACATCTGGAATCTCCCTCCGGTCGATGACGGCGACAACCGCATAATCAGAGGGGAGTACTACAACGCAAGCGAAAGGATAAATGGAAATGAAGAGGGAACTCAGAGCGTTTAATTTTGAGGTGCGAGCAGAGCAGGACGAAGAACACGGGAACATACTCACCGGGACGCCTATCGTCTACGGAGAGCGCACAGATCTGGGATGGTATGACGAGATAATCGACGACGGTGCTCTCGCGGATACCGACCTGAGAGATGTCAGATTCCTCGTCAACCACAATGTTGACATGATACCGCTCGCACGGAGCAGAAACAACAACGCAAACAGCACAATGCAGATGAGCATCGTCCCGCTCAGAGGCATGGATATCCGTGTCGACCTCGATACGGAAAATAATGCTGAGGCAAAGAGCCTTTATTCCGCAGTACAAAGGGGCGACATCTCCGGGATGTCGTTCATGTTTGCGGTTGATGAGGATATGTGGGAAGACCTTGAGTCCGAGCATCCGACCAGACACATCAGAGCGATCGCAAAAGTGTTTGAGGTGTCGGCGGTGACCTTCCCCGCATACGACGCGACCTCGATTCAGGCGCGTGGTCTTTCCGATGCACTGGATAGCGCAAAGGAATCACTGGAGAGTGCAAAAGCCGCGAAGAAGGAAATCGAGAGACGCAAGCAGAAAATCAGAATACTCACGGAGGTACTGTAATGGAACTCAAACAGATGACCATCGAACAGCTCGAAGAGCGTAAGAGTGCAATCAAAACGGAGATTGACGCTCCGGAAGCAGACCTTGACGCGCTTGAGCAGGAGGCGAGAGCCATCAATGCCGAGCTTGAGACTCGCAAGCAGGAAGCGGCGAAGAAAGCAGAAGTTCGCGCGGCGGTCGCGAACGGTGCTGGTGTCGCTGTCACGAAAATCAAAGAGGAGAAAAAAGAAATGAACACTGAAGAAAGAAAGACCGAAATGATCGAAGCACTGGCTGAGTACATTAAGGGTCGCGCGACGGCAGAGCAGAGAGCGATGCTCCTGACCACTGGCGTTTCTGGCGGCACGGTCAAGGTCTCCGACATTGTTGACGATTACATCTGGACTGATTGGGATCGCTCCCCGATCCTGTCCCGCATCAGGAAAGTCTATGTGCAGGGTAACTACTCTGTCGGCTATGAAGTGAGCGCAACCGGTGCGGTCAAGCACACCGAGGGCACGAACGCTCCCACTGAGGAGACGCTGGTTCTCGGCTACATCAACTTTGTTGCACAGTATTACAAGAAATGGATCAGAGTGTCCGATACCGTCCTCGCCCTCAAGGGTCAGGCGTTCATGGACTATCTGATGGATGAGTTTGGGCATCAGCTCGCGATCGCGCTCGAGAACGCTGTCGTCGCTGAGATCGCCGCTTCCACTCTGTCTGCGAAGGTCACCAACGACATCGACAACACTGCGGCGATGGCTGGCTTTGCGGCTCTGAGCGATGAAGCTACGAACCCGGTCGTCATCATCTCCAAGGCGACCTACGCGACAATCATGAACGAGCGCGCGACCACTGGCGCGAAGATTGAAGATCCCTTCAACGGCTTCGATGTTCTCTTCAACAACACCGTCACGGGTATGCTTGTCGGCGATCTGGACGGCGTGGTTGCGAACTTCCCTGAAGGTGAAGACTTCAAGTTCATCATCGACGAGAAGAGCCTCGCGGAGCAGGATCTCGTCAAGATCGTTGGCAAGATTCTCGCGGACATCCATCTGGTTCGCCCGAACGGCTTCGCTGTGGTAACTGCGGAATGAAGGCGTTAGTAAAAAAGGACGCGACGCTGACAATCAAGGCAGGGCAGATCGTGGAGATCAGCCCGGAGCAATTTGCTCTCGCCAAGAGACTCGGCTTCGTAGAGCCTGTGGTTGAGAAGGAAACAAAGAAGAAAGGGGCGGCGAAATAGTCGCCCCTTTTTTGGAGGTTGAGCGATGCTCGAACTGGTAAAAATGTCGCTTCGCATCGTCACTGATGCGTTTGACGCAGAGCTGAATATGTTAATCGAGGCGGCGAAAACCGATTTGGGCATCGCTGGTGTTGAGCTTCCTGAGGAGCTCGACCCGATTTGCCAGATGGCTATTGTCACGTATTGCCGCATGAACTTTGGACAGCCTGACGAGTATGACCGCCTCAAGGCGGCATATGACGAACAGAAGGCACAACTGAGCATGGCAACGGGGTACACGACATGGACAGAAGCGTAGAAATCAATCTGGTCGCTGAGGAGTATTTTAAGGACGAGTACGGCATAAGCCGCCCGATCACAAAAAAGCACAAAGCATACGCCCAGATGAACAGCATCACTCGCGCTGAGTTCTATGACGCTGGGAGGAATGGTCTCAACCCAGAGTTCTCCCTAACGATGTTCGCTGGTGATTACAACGGCGAGCGCGTTGTCGAGTACGACGGCAAGACATATTGTGTTTATCGCACGTATTACGCGCGGACGGACACCGTCGAGCTATACGTTGAGCGGAAGGGTGGCACGAATGGCAAAGCGGATTGACATTGCGTCCGAGATTGGGAAAATCCTCGCGGACTATGGCGCGGATGTCGCGGACAGCATCAAGGATGTGACACGGGACATCTCGAAGAAAGGCGCTCAAGCGGTCAAGTCGAACGCGAAAGTGGACTTCGGCGGGACTGGAAAGTACGCATCCGGGTGGACGAGCCAGATCGAGACGAATCAATATTCCGCGCAGGGTGTCATCTACAACAAGAAAGTCCCGGGTTTGCCGCATCTTCTGGAAAACGGTCACGCGAAAAGAGGCGGCGGCAGAGTCAACGGCAAGGTGCATATCAAGCCAGTCGAGGATGAAATCATAAAGGCGTTCGAGGAGGCGGTCAAGAAAGCAATATGACAGTTCAGGAAATCAATCAAATGCTCGGCGAGATCGGTCTCCCATACGCCTACTACCAGTTCGACGAAGGGACGGGGCAAGAGCCGCCGTTCATCTGCTGGTACATCGAGGGAATCAACGACCTCTATGCCGACAATATCAACTATCAGGGCATCGGTCAGCTCACGGTTGAGCTATACACCGACGCGAAAGACTTCGCCCTTGAGACGGTGGTCGAACAACTCTTCACGGCTCATGATTTGAGCTATGCAAAGGACGGGACATACATCGACTCAGAGCGATTGCACGAAACGATTTATACCACGGAGGTAATTATCAATGCCGAATAAAGTCAAGTATGGACTGAAAAATGTCTACTACGCGAAGGCGACGATCGCGGCAGACAATACCGCGACCTATGAGACTCCTGTCGCATGGAAGGGTGCGGTCAACCTGAGCATGGATGCACAGGGCGACACCACGAACTTCCGCGCTGACAATATCGACTATTGGGTCGGTCAGAGCAACAACGGCTATCAGGGCGACTTCGAGTCCGCGCTGATCCCGGACAGCTTCAAGAAAGACATCCTCGGCTACATCGAGGACAGCAAGGGCGTTCTGGTAGAGGACGCTGGCGCGGTGACTCAGCCGTTCGCACTCTTATTCCAGTTTGAAGGCGATGCGAACGCGACGAGGCACGTGCTTTACAACGTGACATCTGGCAGACCGTCTGTCGCCGGTCAGACCACGGACGCGACCATCGAGCCGCAGACAGAGACTGCAACATTCACTGCGGTCGCGATCCACAATTCAGATCTTGACAAGGATGTGGTCAAGGCAAGCGTATCGCCCACTCAGGCGACGGAGTACAACGGATGGTTCGAGGCGGTTTATCAGCCTACACCGTAAGGGGGATTTATGTTCGGACGGATTAAAGCGGGGGACAGAACGGTCGAGGTGCTCGCGAATGCGGCGACACCAATCAGGTATAAGCAAGTGTTTCACAAGAACCTGATGGCGTTCTTCCTCGGCAAAGAGACGGAAGAGAACAACGCTGAGATGGTTCAGGAGCTCGCCTACATCATGACGAGAGCCGCTGAGAGGGCAGACATGGGCAAACTCAGCTACGAGGATTACATCTCATGGCTTGAGGGGTTCGAACCACTGGCATTTTCCAATCAGGAGACAGCCAGCGCACTCATCGACATCTATCAGGGCAACCAGATAGCGGACTCAGAAGTAAAAAAAAATCCAGACCAACAGACAGACCGATGACAGTCGGTCTATATATGCTGAGGTGTTTCCAGATTGGACTCCGAATGTCCGATCTGGAACAGCTCAACTATGGAGATGTGCTCGACATGATGATTGAGCACGGAAATGACAACTGCGAGTATCAACAGCTCGCGACTCAGGCAGATTTTGATAGGTTTTAACAATGGCTGACCGCATCAAGGGTATTACAATCGCCATCGACGGCGACACAACAGGACTATCAAAGGCGTTAAAGAGCGTCAACAGCGACCTCAGGACGGCTCAGAACGGTCTCCGGGATGTGGACAAGCTACTGAAGCTCGACCCGGGCAACGTGGATCTCCTGCGGCAGAAACAGGGGTATTTTAACGATGCCATCACCGCGACCGAGGAGAAACTGAAGACGGAGCGGGAAGCCCTCGAGCAGATGAAGAACTCGGACGGCTTCGACAAGAACAGCGAACAGGCGAAAGCCCTCGAACGGCAGATAATTGCCGACGAACAGGCACTCGATTCGCTCAAGAAGCAGGCGAAGGACTTTGGGTCTGTCGCTTCTCAACAGTTCAAACTTGCCGGGGATAAGGTCAAAGAGGTCGGTGACAAGATAAGCGGCGTTGGGACGGCGATGTCTACCAGAGTGACCGCTCCAATCTTGGCAGTCGGCGCGGCATCCCTCGCGGCGTTCAAGGAAGTCGACTCCGGGATGGACATCATCGTCCAGAAGACAGGCGCGACAGGAGAAGCGTTCGAGTCGATGCGTGGCATCGCTGAGAACATCGCGACCTCTCTCCCTGTTGATTTTGAGACAGTAGGAACGGCGATCGGAGAAGTTAACACCAGATTCGGGGCGACAGGAGACCAGCTCGAGGAGCTGTCGACCCAGTTTGTCCAGTTTGCGGAGCTGAACGGTGTCGATGTGACGAACTCCATCGACAGCGCACAAAAAGCACTTTCTGCGTTCGGTCTGGGAGCGGGAGAAGCCGGGAACTTGCTCGATGTACTCAACGCAACCGGGCAAGCGACAGGCGCGGGGATGGACTCGCTCCTGAACGGTCTGATCCAGAATGGAACGGCGTTTCAGGAGATGGGACTTTCCATCGAACAGGCGACCGTCTTCATGGGACAGATGGAGACATCTGGAGCGAACTCTGAAACCGTCATGAACGGACTCCGAAAAGCCTTGAAGAACGCCGCAGAGGACGGAGTCCCGCTCAACGATGCGCTGTCACAGCTTCAGGAAACGATCCTGAACGGCGCGAACGGCGTGGACGGTCTGACAGCGGCGTATGATATGTTCGGCAAGTCTGGCGACCAGATCTATGCGGCGGTGAAGAACGGCACTCTTGATTTCAACGCTCTTTCGATAAGCGTTGACGGTGTTGGCGGTTCTGTGCAGAACACATTCAACGCCACGAAAGACCCGATAGACGACTTCACAACAGCGACGAACGCCGCGAAAATTGCCGGTGCTGAACTCGGTGGCGCAATCCAGACAGCCGCCGCTCCTATCATCCAGCAATTCGCGGGATTCATCCAGACATTGACGGACAAGTTCCGGGCACTCACACCGGAGCAACAGCAGACCATCGTCAAGATTGGCGCGGTGGTCGCGGCTGTCGGTCCTGCGATCCTGATAATCGGGAAAATCGTTTCTGCGGTTGGTTCGGTCATCTCCGTCCTCGGGACGGTAATAGGTGTTCTCGGAGGTCCTTTGACCATCGCCATCGGCGCGGCGATAGCCGTGGGCGTTCTCTTGTATAAAAACTGGGACACGGTCAAAGAAAAGGCTTCTGCGCTATGGGAGCACATCAAGAGCGTGTTTGAGGGCATAAAAAACACCATCAGCAACGCGATTGAGAAGGTCAAAAGCCTATTCAACTTCGAGTGGAAGTTCCCCGACCTGAAACTTCCTCATTTTTCGATACAAGGGAGCTTTTCGTTGTCTCCCCCGAGCGTTCCGCATCTGGCGGTGGACTGGTACAGAAAAGCGTACAATAACGGCGTTATGTTCACACAGCCCACGGTACTGGCGACTCCGGGCGGCTTAAAAGGGTTCGGGGACGGCAACGGGGCTGAAGTGGTGCTCGGTCTGAATAAGCTCAGAGAGCTTGCTGGCGGCGGCGTGACCAACAACATCACCATCTATGGAGCGCAGGGGCAAAGCGAAGAAGCACTCGCGAACATCGTAATTGACAAGATTACTATGCTGGCTCAGAGGCAAGCTGTGGGAGCATTGGGATGATTACATACGACGGCGTAAATCTGCTCGACTTTGGAGTCCATGTGAGCGCAGAGGGGACATACAACGCCCCGGCGAGATCAATCACCGAGGAAGTTATACCGGGAAGAAACGGCACTCTGATAATCGACAACGGGAGATACGAGAACAGGGTGGTGACATACCCGGCGTACATCCTGAAGCGGTTAGAGGCAAACATGACCGCTCTGAGGGCGTTCCTTTTCAGCCATACATCATACGCAAGGCTCGAGGACTCTTTCCATCCTCACGAGTTCTACATGGCTATGCCTGTGGACGGCGTAGAGGTGCAAACGAGCGGCAGATACAACAGAGAGGGACAATTTACCCTTACATTCAATTGCAAGCCTCAGAGGTGGCTTAAAAGCGGCGAGGAGACCATCGTACTGACAGATGCGGGAGCGGTCTACAATCCTACAGAGTTCACCGCGAAGCCGCTCCTGAGGGTCTATGGTAGCGGAGTGGTGCACATCGGCGGTGCAACCCTGACGATAGACACCGAGGCTGAGTTCGTTGATATTGACTGCGATATTGAGGACTGCTATTCGAACGGCACGAACCAGAATCCGTTCGTCACGGTGGACGACTTCCCGACATTCCCGCCCGGGCAAACAAGCATAACATTCGAGGAAGGCATCACGAGGATTGATGTGATGCCGAGGTGGTGGACTTTATGATCCCGATTCTGTACGAGGCAGGAGAAACCGAATACACGACGAACGGTCTTGGAAGGCTTTCCGATGCCATCTCCTGCACTGTGGAAGAAAACCTCAACGGGTTGTACGAGCTGGCGATGACATACCCGGCGAACGGTGTCCACGCTTCCGATCTGGAGGTCGACAGGGTAATACTTGCGCCTCCGGGAAACGGGGCGAGGACTCAGCCGTTCCGCATCTATAACATCTCCAAAAACCTCAATGGGACTCTGACCGTAAACGCAGAGCATATATCGTATTTGCTCGCGAAGATGGTCACGATGCCTTTCGAGGCGCATTCGTGCGTTGAGGCTCTGTCTTCTTTCCAGACCAACTCGGCGACCGCTTGTCCTTTTATTTTCCACACGGACAAAGAGGTCACCGGAGTGTTTACGGTGGAGACTCCGACCGCGATCAGAGAACTTCTCGCCGGGCGGAAAGGCTCAATCCTTGATGTATACGGCAAGGGTGAGTATGAGTTCGACAGATACGATGTCACGCTCCACACGAACAGAGGTGTGGACAGTGGTGTGGTGCTGAAGTACGGCAAGAACATCACCGATCTCGTCAGGGATGCGGACATCACGAACGTGTACTCTGGAATCGTCCCGTTCTGGGCGAACTCCGGGGGCGAGCTCGTGACGCTTCCCGATGTGGTCTGGTCTGAGCATCGCGCGGATTTTGCCCATGACATCGTGAAGGCGGTCGACTTCTCATCACGGTGGCAGGATGCACCGTCAGAGGAAGATCTCCGGACTGCGGCAGAAGAATACGTTGCCAACAATGAGGGATGGAAGCCCGCTGACAACATCAAAGTCTCGTTCGTCGCCCTTTGGCAGACCGAAGAATACAAGGACATTGCACCGCTCGAGCGTCTCAGCATGGGCGACAAGGTCACGGTCAGATATGAGGCTCTGGGCGTAAACGCGACCGCGAAGGTGTGCAGGACAATCTACAACGTGCTCATGGATCGCTACGATTCCATTGAGCTTGGCACGGCGAAGAACAACCTATACCAGAGCATCGCCGAGCCGATAAAGGACGAAGTCCCTTCTATGTCAGCGATGGACACGGCGATCGCGAACGGCACGAAGCTCATCACGGGCGGGCTCGGCGGGTATGTTGTACTGAAGACCAACGCCAACGGAAAGCCCGAAGAAATCCTCGTCATGGACAACGAGGACTACACACAGGCGCAGAACATCTGGAGATTCAACCGCAACGGCATCGGTCATTCCTCCACGGGGTACGAAGGCACCTACAATATGGCGTGGACGATTGACGGTCATTTCTACACCGATTGGGTGACTGCGGGACTCATGACCGCCTCAATCATCAAAGCGGGCATCCTTCAGGACGCTCAAGGGCTGAACACCATCAACATGGAGACGGGTGAGATCCATCTGAACCTCACCGCCGCCGATGTTGGGGCTGTTACGCCGCAGGAGCTGACAACACAGTTAACAGTCTTAAATGGTCAGATAACGAGCCAGATCGAGGACACACGGACGGAGATCGAAACGTATTATTTCTGCCCGCCGAATCAAAGAAGTTGGTGGAGACTCAACAAGTACGCCGACCTCCTGTCATTCGCGCAGAACGAAGACGGCTCGTGGTACGTTGATCTCGATGGGACTTCGTTCTCGTCATACACATCTGATGCGTATATCTGGCAAGCACTCGAGTTTGAAGGAAGCGGAAGTTTTACGTTTACCGTCAAATTCCAGATACTCGGGGAAGTCCCGGACATCACAACGCAGAACCTCGCGCTTGTGGCGTACACATCTGACTCAGATGGCGTGCGGTACATCACTGGTTTAAGAGTCAGCGCGACTGATGGGGTTGTAAGTGTAACAGGCACAGGAAACACGACGGTCACACCAGACGAAAACGGTGTATATCGGTGGGATAGTTCGAAGCGTATCAGCCGGTCGGGGACAAATGACCGATTTGCACTGTACTTCATCCCGGGATGCATCGTGCGGTACGAGTTGCAATATGTGGAAATGACAACCACACAAGCCAACTACTACACCTCGACGCAGTCGGTTGTCAGCCAGAAACTCGACCAGTTGGAACTCGCCGTCGAACAGCTTTCCCAACAGGCAAGCGCTGACTATATCCCCTCGACATATCTCGACCCGGAGATGGCTGACTGGTACGTTTCGCCCGGCGATCCGATCCAGATAGTAACGTATCAAGGCGAGGATGCGGTCGAACTGGACGGCACGGATGTCACACAGACCAACTGGCAATACGACATTCTGCGGATACCTCTCGCGCAAGTCGGGACTTATACATTCCAGTTTTCAGCATGGACAGAAACGGCGTTCACACCCGCTTCGGGGGAATTGATAGCACGGTTTTACTATTGCTGTGCAAACCCCGCAGAGGAGGTACAACCAAGCGTTCCAGTTGCTGTGATAAGCCCTGCGGCATTCGCGATTTCAGCGAGACAGAGCGCGGCGGGAACAGAGGTTATTTACTCCGGGCAGATAACGATACCAGAAGAGACGACGGTTACCTACAACGGTACGCAGTACACCGCACCGACTCAGCTAATGAGTCGCGATTCCAATTATGGCACGTTTGGTCTTGAGTTCTATTTCGCGCCGGGAATCAAGCGGTATATCCGTTCTCTTAGCTTGTACGGTTCGGCATCGGACTATGCGCGGTCTGTTCTGAGCATTGCCTCGGACATGATCCAACAAGAGGTTACGAGAGCGTCCTCGGCAGAGGGCAATTTGCAAGCGCAGATTACAGTAAATGCCGATGAAATAAGCCAGCGGGTCAGCAAGAACGGCGTTATTTCCGCGATAAACCAGACATCGGAGTCTGTCACCATCAACGCAAGCAAAATTAACCTCAACGGTTATGTCACTATCGCGGGTCTGGGTTCGTCCGGGAATGTAGCCGTAGACGGTTCGCGCATCACGAACGGCACTGTGGCAACGGCAAAGATCGCGGACTCAGGTGTCACCGCCGCAAAGATCGCCTCGAACGCTGTCACCTCGGCAAAAGTGGCAGACGCGAACATCACCACGGTCAAGATAGCCAACGGGGCAATTACTGCGGGCAAGGTCGCGGCGAACGCCATCACAGCAGACAAGATCGCGGCGAACGCCGTCACGGCGGGGAAAATAGCCGCCGGGGCAATCACAGCCGGGAAGATAGCCGCCAACGCTATCACATCGGACAAAATCGCGGCGAACGCCATCAACGGCAAGACCATCACAGGCGGCACGATAAAGCAAACGGTCAGCGGCGCGGGGACAGGCGGTTGGCATCCGTCGACCAACGGCACACAGGCAAGCATCCAAAACGGCATCGTCAGGTGCGGACAATTATATATCAACGGCGGCACAAATCTTGTTGCTGAAGGTCGTGACGATTATGGAGATTACGGCATAAAGTCGAATGGGCACTTTTCCACAGCGGGTGCGATATGGTGCGGCGATGGTTCGAACAACCGAAACGAAATGCTTGATGTCCGTGGCGGCATCTGGTGTAACAGGATTTACTCCCTTGAGGGCGGCGGTTGGCTGTCTGACCGACGGGAAAAGCACAACATCGTTGACATCCCGCAGGACAAAGCGGAATCCTTTATTCTCGGTTTGAAACCAGTCAGCTACGAACTCAACGCGCGTCCGGGCGTGGTGCATCACGGATTCATTGCACAGGATGTGCAAGAGGTCGCGTATGACGATTGGGACATCGTGTCCGAACAGGAAGACATGAGGTCGCACGAGGTCACACTCGCCCTCAGCTACACGGATTTCATCGCTGATATGGTGTCAGTTATCCAGACGCAAGCGAAGAAAATCGAAGAACTTGAACGGCGTATAAACAGTATTACGGAGGACGATGGCAAATGAGGGCTTACAAAGCAAACATGATACCGGGGGGAACAACCCCGGTCATCAACGTGTCACAGTATGACAACGATTATGCTGTGACGGTCACGCTGATCGAAGGCGCGGAAATCTATACGCCGCCTGCCGGGGCGACAATCAGGGTCGAGGGAACGAAACCTGACGGGCATGGTTTTGAATATCCTTGCACCTATCAGGGGAATGTGGTCACGATGCCGATTTACACACAGATGACGGTTGTTTCAGGGCGTTTCCCCATCGAACTCGTTGTCTATCAGTCGGGGCTTAGGGTCGGCTCTTGTAACATCATTTTTGCGGTCGAGAAAGCCCCTTTGGGCGAGAATACGGACATCTCTGAGACTGTTATCCCCGACATTATCGTGGGTGCTCAGGCTCAGGCAGATGCGGCGGCGGCAAGTGCGACAGCGGCGGCATCCTCGGCGGCGAGTGCGGAAACGGCAAAGACTGCGGCAATGGATGCGGCGCAGGACGCGATTGATGCGGCGCAGGAGTTGCAGACAGCTATCCAGTTCAATGCGGCACTCATCCACGATACGGCATCTGGCGCGGTCGCGTCCTTCTCAGACGGCGCGGATAATATCCCGATGCAGTCGGTGGTTGCAGAGATAACACCCGTGCAGTCTGGAAGCGGCGACCCGTCCCCGACGAATATCAGACCCATCAGCGGACGGACAGGGATGACGGTGAAAAGGTGCGGAAGGAATCTCATGCCGAAGTCTACTGTCAATACGACATCGCGTGGTATCACGGCAACGGCAAACGCTGACGGGTCTGTACATGTAACAGGTACGGCAACGGAAGACACCGTAATTTCAATGCTATTAAATTTCAATCTTCCGGCGGGGTCATTTATCTGGTCTTCCGGGTTGAATGAATCGTTTTCCACATACGATACTTATTTGAGCAGTGGCGGCACTATCGCGCGCGGCAACGCAAACTCCCCCGGTCCGTCGTTTACGTTGACGGAAGCGCGGAAAGTGACCGCAAACGTGCGTGTGCGTAGCGGGCAAACGGTCAATATTACTGTATATCCGATGGTGCGACCGGCATCCATCACAGACGATACCTACGAACCATACACCGCCACGGAAATCCCCATCACATGGGAATCCATCGCGGGAACAGTCTACGGCGGCACTCTGGATGTGGTCAGCGGAGTGCTGACGGTGGACAGGAAACTGGTGCAGTTTAACTCGCTGACATGGACAGCAGACACCACCGGCGGTCGGTATTATATCGCCGCAACTCCTGCGGACGCGCTTAACGTGGGAACAGCAAGCGCAACCACAGAGGGCTTAGCCATTGCGTCCAACATCCATAATGTTGGCGTAAAAGGTATCGCATACATGGATGATGATGGTTCTTTGTCGCAGTACAACCAAGCGTTCAGAATCTACGATGCGTCATGCACCACGCTGGCGGCATACATGGAGAAATACGGCACGGGACAGCTTTGCTACTACCTTGCCACACCGCAGACCTACCAACTCACAGGGGCAGAGGTGCGGACGCTTCTGGGCGGCAACACCATCTACACCGATGCGGGGGATGTCAGCGTGGAGTACATCGCGGACACGAAACTGTACATAGACAACAAGATAGCTGAGTTACAGGCACTTGTACTCGAAAACAATTAAAGGAGGAATATAACAATGACTCGTAGGGAATCTCGTGTAATCAAGGCATTTATCAACTGTGTGAGGCGGCGGGAGTACACATTGGAGTACGCCATCACACTCATCGAGGACAACCAGAGATACGGGTGGCTGTCGGAAGAAGCAAAGGAGTATTTCTACGATTCGTTCCCCGAACCCGACCCGGTTGATCCCGATCCTCAGCCAGATGGTGAGGCAGAGGGCGTATTTGTCGAGGACGCGACAGAGACGGAGGAGTGATGACTATCATCGAGTACATCTCAACCCACTGGGTTCAGTGGGTATTCGCGGCGGCTGTGGCTGTCCTCGGATGGGGAAACAGAAAGCTCACCGCCCGGATCAAAGCCGAACAGGAGCGCAACGAGGCAATAGCGGAGGGGATGCAGAGTCTCCTCCGCGAGTCCATCGTGGACAACTACAACAAGTACACCGACAAGGGGTTCTGCCCTATCTACGCCAAAGAAAGCATAAAAAAGGTGTACGGCGCGTATCACCGCCTCGGCGGGAACGATGTAGCAACTGAGTTGTATCACAAGCTCCTGAGGATGGAGGAAGAAGAATGAGTAATAAGGCATATGACACTCTGAAACTGATCGCGCTTATAGCCGCCCCTGTGAGCGTGTTTGTGGTGGCTGTGCTGTCAGCCCTCGGTGTTCCCCAGACCGACACAGTTACGGCGATTCTGGCGGCATTAGACACGCTTCTGGGGTCGCTGGTTGAGATATTCCGCAGACAGTACGAGAAACAGTTCGAGGTGGAAGGATGAGCGCGGCGAGCTTCATCGGCCAGATCGGGCCAATCATACAGAGATACGCTCGGGAGTACGGCTATAAGTATCCGAGCGCCATCATCGGACAGGCGTGTCTCGAGTCCGGGTTCGGCACATCGAGCCTCGCGTACAGGTGGCACAATTATTTTGGTATCAAGTGGTACAGAGGTTGCGGGCGGTCTGCGGTGAACCTCTCCACGAAAGAAGAGTACACGCCCGGAGTTTTGACGAGCATCACGAGCGGGTTCGCTGTCGGGAAGGACATGGACGACGGCGTGGCGATGTACTTCGAGTTCCTGACCAAAAACTCCAGATACCGGAATCTGAAACAGGCAACCAGCTCCCGGAACTATCTGGAGCTCATCAAGGCAGACGGCTACGCCACCTCATCCGGGTACGTTGCCAACACCTACAAGGTCGTTGAGACCTACAACCTCACGCAGTACGACCAGACTGAGGTGAAGCAGGTCTCCTATGCCGGGATCGTGACAGCCTCAGCCCTGAGGGTGAGGAAGTCCCCGGGCGGTGAGATGGTGCAAGTCGGTGGGCATGATTTCGTGCTCCCCATGAACATGGTCGTGGCTATCGACCGGGAATCCTGCGGCTGGGGCAGAGTTGCCGCCCTTGATGCGTGGGTATCCCTTGACTACATAAAAAGATAAAAATCCTCCTGATTATCCCCTGTCAGCCATTGCGCTGGTGGGGGATTTTTTTGTGCCCAGATGTACTACCAACGCAGTATTCATCAGCATCAGCGGGGAATTGAAAAATATTTGAAAAAATCTGCAAAAAGGTCTTTACATCTTACTACTAAAGTAGTAATATAGACAATGTAAGGAGCACCAAAACAATTACACCAAGGAGGACAAAGAAGATGATGACAATTACACCAAACACGTTCAAACGGTACGCAAAGAAGACAGAATGGATAGATTGCCAAATCATAAACGCCAAAATCGAAAAGGGATGGGATGTAGACAGACTGTTCGGATGGATTATCAAGAACATCAACGACGAGGACGGATACCAGTGGACTTACGAACAGGCGTTAGAACTCAAGGAACTGGTACTCGCATCAAATAATTACAGGATTTGAAGCTATTTCAGAGGAGTAACAATTCCCGCCCCGGAGGTCACGAGGGTAGAAAGGACAAGCAATGAAAGAAATGGAAACGAAGAAATGGCGCGTTGAGTATGACCACAAAGACGGGAGGAGCGGGACAATCGAATGCACCACCGAAATCGGCAAGTCAGAGGAGTTCGACTACGGAAACGGGAAATGGGGTTTGTTGACCGTAGGAGGATTCGATCAGGGATACGACCTTCGATACAACACCGCGAACGACTTGCACATGGTGATGCTGGAGGACTACTTCGGAAGGGGGCTGGTCAAAGCGACTGAGATCTAAAGAGCAACGGACACGCCACCACGGTTACGGCTGTGGTGGTATTTTTTATGCCAAAAATATTTTGGAAATCTGCAATTTCCCTCTTTACAACATACTACCGAAGTGGTAATATAATAGTCGTAGGGAGCAATTAGGATTCAGGAGGGAAGAGATGACAATCAACTACTACGGACAGATCAAAGGCGAGAAGCATAACACCAGAGTCGCGGCGATCGAGTGGAAA